AGGCGGCAAGGAACCGGCATTCCTGCAGCGGTGCGCTGGCTTGCGGCAGGTGTTTCCAGTCGGCCAAGGGCCGATACGGGGGCTGTGGAAGTTTGGCGACTACTTGTATGTTGCGTCTGGCGGGGAGTTGTACCGAGCCGACGGCAACTACAACACGTCGTTTTTAGGCTACATCGACGGCAGCGGGCCGGTCAGCATGGTGGACAACGGCGAGCAGTTGTTCATCGCCTGCAACCCCAGCGCGTTCATCTACAACGCCAGCACGGGCGTTTTTGAGCAGATCACGGACCCTGACTTTCCCGGCGCCGTGACTGTTGGCTACCTCGACGGCTATTTTGTCTTCAACCAGCCAAACAGCCAACGGTTCTGGGTGACGTCGCTCAACGACGGCACGCAAATCGACCCCTTGGACTTTGCCAGCGCCGAGGGCAACCCGGACGATGTGGTGGCGCTGAACGTCAATCACCGCGAGGTGTGGCTATTTGGCACCAGCACGGTGGAGGTCTGGTACAACGCTGGCCTGGCTGACTTTCCGCTCGCTCGCATCGCGGGCGCGTTCATGGAAGTTGGTTGCGCGGCGCCGTACAGCGTGGCCAAGCTGGACAACTCGGTGTTTTGGCTGGGGTCCGATATTCGCGGCAACGGCATCATCTACCGCAACAACGGCTACAACGCCCAGCGCATCAGCACGCACGCCATCGAGTGGCAAATCCAGCAGTACGACGTCATCAACGACGCCATCGGGTACTCGTACCAGCAAGACGGCCACCTGTTCTACATCCTCACGTTCCCTACCGCCAACGCAACGTGGTGCTATGACGCCACGACTGGCGCGTGGCATGAGCGTGCGGGGTGGGACGGCGTGAAGTTTGTGCGGCACCGCAGCAACTGCCAAGCCAACTTCAACAACGAGATCTTGGTCGGCGATTGGCTCAACGGCCTTGTGTACGCTTTTGACCCCGAGATCTACAGCGACAACAACGCGATCCAGCGTTGGCTGCGGTCGTGGCGGGCGTTGCCAACCGGCCAGAACGACCTGCGTCGTACGGCGCATCACACGCTGCAGCTTGACTGTGAGGCGGGGGTCGGCGTGTTGGACTCCGAGACGTTCTTGCTGCTGCTTGAAGACGGCAACTATTTGCTGTTGGAAAACGGCGACTACATCGCGTCTACCAGCGCCGGCACGGTGCTGGGCGCTGACCCCAAGGTCATGCTGCGCTGGAGCGACGATGGTGGCCACACCTGGTCTAACGAGCACTGGGCCAACATGGGCAAGATTGGCGAGTATTACCACCGCGTGTTTTGGCGCCGGTTGGGCATGACGCTGAAACTGCGCGACCGCGTGTACGAAATCAGCGGCACAGACCCCGTGAAGATCGCCATCATGGGGGCCGAAGTGTTGATGTCTCCGACGAGGGCGTGACATGCAACTGGCCCCCCGCGTGCCGGCTTCGCGTGACCCGCTGGTAGATGCTGGGGCGCTGACCACCCGCGCCTGGTTCCGCTTCTTTCAGTTGCTGGAATCTTCAGTTGAGAATTCTGCGCTGCGTCAATACACCATCGTGCAAAACTCCACCGGGTTCACGATGGCCAAGGGCACGGCGGTGGGTTTTGCGGGCGTGGGCAGCAACAACGTGCTGTCGGTCGCGCCGTACTTGGCTGACGGCAGCACGCCCACGCTGTTCATTCTTGGAGTGCTGGCCGAGCAGATACCTGACAGCGGATCGACGGGGCTGTGCTGCGTGTGGGGCGAGGTCAGCGGCATCGACACCAGCGCGTTCAACGTCGGGGACATTCTGTACGCCAGCCCGACAGTGGCCGGGGCGTTCACCAACGTCAAGCCTACCGCGCCGAACAACGTGATCCCGCTGGCCGCAGTGCTGATTAAGAGCGCCACAACAGGCGTCATCTTTGTGCGGCCAACGATTGAGCAGGAGTCGTACTACGGCGAGTTCACCCGCACCACCAACCTGAGCGCCGCGGCGATCAACACGGCGTACCCAATCGCGCTGACCAACACTGAGGTGGCTGGCGGGGTGACTCTGACCGGCTCACCGACTGACCGGCTTCAAGTCCCGCAGTCGGGCCTGTACCAGTTCTCGGCCCGGTATCAGTTGTCGTCTACCAGTTCGTCCTTGAAAAACGCGCGGTTTTGGTATCGGTTAAACGGCGCAACCGACTTGGACCACAGCACCGCTATCGTGTCAGTTGACTCCAACAACGGGTACGCCACAATATCAACGTCCGAAGTCGTTTCATTGGCGGCAAACGATTACATTCAGCTGATGTGGGCGGTTGACAATACTGCACTCTCGCTGTCGGCAGTGGCGGCTACGGGTTACGCACCTTCCGCTGCTTCTGTGTGGGTGGCAGTCACTCAGGTTCAACAGTAAGAGGACACTATGGCGGTCAGCCTTTCCTTGTACGCGGGCGCAGGCGCTCAGTTTTTCGACAACAACGGTGTGCCGCTCAACGGCGGGCTGATATACACCTACGGCGCTGGCACCACCACGCCCGTGTCGACGTACACCAGTTCGTCTGCGGTTACCAACAACACCAACCCCATCGTGCTGGACAGCGCTGGCCGCACACCAGCGCAGATTTGGGTGACGGCAGGCGCGTCGTACAAGTTCGTGCTGCAGACGTCTACGGGCGTGCTAATCAAGACGGACGACAACATCTACGCTTCGTATGAGTTGACCAAAGAGGTCGGCGTCACGGTCGGCCAAGGCGGCAACCAGATCGCCACCAACGTGGCGGTCGGCAACACGGCGCTGGACTCCAACACGACCGGCACCAACAACACCGCGACCGGCTACGACGCGCTGACGGCCAACACGGACGGCATCCAGAACACGGCGGTCGGCGCTTCGGCGTTGGACGCCAACACGGGCGGCGACTACAACACGGCTGTGGGTTACAGCGCGCTGACGACTGCCACCACGGCCAACTACAACACGGCGGTTGGCTACCGGGCGCTGAACGCGGCGTTGACAGGTGCTGGCAACACCGCGCTCGGTAGCGACGCGCTGCTGCTGGCCACGGGAGCCAACAACACGGCTGTGGGCTACCAAGCCGGCAACGCGCTGACCACGGGGTCCAACAACACGATGATCGGCCACGACGCTGACGTCTCGTCGGCCACGGTCAGCAACGAGGTGACAATCGGCAACTCCAGCGTCACGTCGTTCCGCATACCCGGCCTGACGCTCACGTTCAGCGTCAAGTATTTCAATCACGGCACGCTGACGGTGGCTACACTTCCGGCTGCGGCCACCGCAGGCGCTGGAGCCCGGGCCTTTGTGACGGACGCTAACGCCACGACGTTCGCGTCGATTGTGGCTGCCGGTGGGGCGAACGGCGTTCCTGTGTACAGCGACGGCACCAACTGGCGCATCGGGTGAGGTAAATCATGGCGACCCAAAATAACTTGCTCGCGAAACCAATTGATCTTCGGTCTGTTGACTGGTCTAAAGGCTCGCAGATCATCAATGGCATAACGTATTCACCTGTGTTTGAGGGTCAAACTGCGGGCGAAGGCGGCGTCATGGAAGGTGGGTATTTGGCCTACATCCAGCGCCACACCCCCGGTCAGAACACCTATGAGACGCTTGACCCGACAACGGGGCAAGTAATTGGTACGTACGAAGGGGAAAAAGATCGCGGATTCTTTGGTGGTTTGGTAAGCCACGCCGGCAGCATTGGTAAGGATGTGGCGCCGCTGGCGTTGGCCGCTCTAGGTGTCAATGCTTTAGGCGCAGGGTTGGGGCAAGCCAGCATTTTTGGCCCGGGTGCTGCTGCCGGGGCTGGTGCTGGTGCTGGTGCTGGTGCTGGTGCTGGTGCTGGTGCTACGAACCTGACGCCCGCTGCGCTGGAAGCCGCCATTGGCACGCCAGGCTACGGGTACAACGCTGCTGCTGCCGCGTCGGGCATCACGCCGTCTGCTGGCTTTGCAGGCATGTCGGCTGCTGATTTCGGTATGACTGGCGCGCAGACCGCCGCGTATGACGCAGTTATGGCTGCTGGCGGAACCGCCGCAGACGCATTAGCTGCGGCTGATCTTGCCGCAACGCAAATTGTGCCGCCCGGCGGCACGCCTTCTAGCCTGTCTACGGCACCCATGACGACGGTGCTTGGCACGCCTGCGGCTGAGCTTGCCGCAACGCCAATTGTGCAGCCTGTTACGCCGACCATCACGCCGCCAACAGTGCCGCCGGTGGTTCCGCCGGTAGTGCCACCCGGCGGCACACCCGCTGTTGCAACAACTCCTGGTACGCCGCCCGGCGTTACGCCTCCCGGCGGTGCAACTACCGACCCGTTCGCGTACTTGTTGCCAGCCATCGGCTCGTTGATTGGCGGCTACACGCAAGGGCAGTCCGCTAAAGAGGCGGCGGAGGCAACTGCTGCGGCGTCTACGCGGGCGGCGGAAATGCAGCGCGACGCGCAGCGTGAGGCGCTGGCGCTGCAGGCGCGGATGTATGACGAGGCGGTTGCCCGTCAGCAGCCGTACTACCAAGCCGGCACCAACGCGCTTGCGCAGATGCAGCAGCGCACCAACACCATGCCGGAAGCATTCCAGTACGGCGGCGAGATTCCTCAGTTTGCCTACGGCGGCCAGCAGCCGGCAGCGTTTCAGTACACCGGTCAGCAACCGACGTTTGAGTACGGCGGGCAGCAACCAGAGGCGTTCAAGTTCACCGCTGAGAATTTCCAAGCCGATCCTGGCTACGGGTTCCGTTTGAGCGAGGGCCTGAAGGCGCTGGAGCGCAGCGCTGCTGCGCGTGGCGGTCTGCTGAGCGGCGGTACTGGCAAGGCGCTGACTCGTTTTGGCCAAGAGATGGCGTCTCAGGAGTTCGGCAACGCTTACGGTCGGGCCTTCAATGAGTACGGCGCAGCGCGTCAGCGCGAGCAAGAGCAGTACGGGCGGGGGCTGACCGCTTTTGACATCGCCCGCCAACGCGAGGCGCAGGAGTACGGGCGCGGGCTGACCGGCTACGACATCGGTCGGCAGCGAGAGCAGGAGCAGTATGGCCGGGCACTGACCGGCTACAACGCGCTGCGTTCGCGTGAAAGCGATATATATGGCCGGGCGCTGACCGGCTACAACGCGCTGCGCCAACGCGAGGCCGATCAGTACAACCGTCTGGCTGGGCTGGCCGGCATCGGCGGCACGACGGCGCAGCAGTTGACGGCTGCGGGTCAGAATTACGGCAGCCAAGCCGGTAACCTGATGGCCAACACCGCGACCAACTTGAGCAACCTTGCCATGCAGCAGGGGCAGACCGCAGGCAACGCGCTGCTGGCGCAAGGCGCGGCGTATGGCAGGGCGTTTGGCGATCTAGGCTACTTGGGCGGCCAGTACCTCGGTTATCCTCGCCCGTAAGGAACGGACATGGCACTCAACTTCGGCATCCTCTCGCAAGTTCCTTCGTTCGGCCAACAGTTCGCAGCCGGCCAGCAGGCCGCGCAGGCGCAGCAGGAGCGCAACATGCTGCGTCAGGCGCAGGCCGAGCAGATGCAGTTCCAGCGCGAGAACATGCTGGCGCAACGTGAAGACCGAGCGGCGGTGACTCAAGAACGGCAAGCGCGGCAAGCGCGGGCGGCGCAACGTCAACAGTTTTTGACCGGCGCGGCAGAAGCGCTGGCACAAGGCGGTCAAAAACTTGACCGACCCACGCTTACAAAGGTGCTGCAGTCTGGCATTCAAGCAGACGAGCCGTCGTTGGTGCAGTTTGCAAGAGAGGGTTTGAAAGCGCTGGACGAGGAGGAGTTGTACCAGCGCGAGAGCCAGCGCCTAAGCGCCGCGCCTGGCGCTGCTCCTACACGCGAAGAAGTGCAGAACATGCTTCGCAGCCCAAGCCCTCGCATTCGTGAGCAGGGCAAGGCGCTGCTGCCGTCGCTTGAAAAGCCTGAAAAGCCGATGGTCGTCGGTGGCAATTTGGTGTCGCCTACAGGGCAAGTTTTGTTCACCGCGCAGGAAAAGCCGCGCGCATCGCAACTGCTGACGCCGGAAGAAGAAGCGCAAAAGACGCGCATCGCACTGGCCAGCCGCCCGCCGCCGCAGCCGCGTGAACCCAGGGAACCGCCAGCGCCGATTCCTGTGGTTGACCCGGCCACTGGCCAAGTGAAGTATGTGCCGCGTGATCAAGCGGTTGGCATGACCCCGCCGCAGTTCATGGAAAGCCTGACGCCGAAAGAGCGCCAGTCGCGCGAAGCCAAGTTTCCGCAGGCCACGTCAGCGGTCAAGACGTTTGAAACGACGTCCAACACGCTCATCAAAGATTTGGAGACGTTGGCCAAGCATCCGGGGTTGAGCAGCATCACGGGTATCGCTGCTGGTCGGTTGCCGGGCATCACTTCAGCGGGCCGTGAGGCCGAGGCGTTGTTCGACAAGATCTCCGCACGGGGCGGCTTTCAAGAGTTGCAGAACATGCGCCAAGCATCCCCCACAGGCGGCGCGCTGGGCAACGTGTCAAACCAAGAAGGTGCGCAATTGCGGCAGGCGTTCGCTGCGCTTGACAGGCGGCAGGATGCCGCCAGCGTCCGCAAAGCCATTTCGGACGCCATCAACCAGATCCGCGCATCGCAACAAACCATCAAAGAAGCATACGATATGACGTATGAGTACAAGCAGGGCGGCGGCGCGGCGCCTGCACCCGCATCGCCTAACATCGACGCTCTGCTCAACAAGTACAAGTAATCATGGCGACCATCGAGCAACTCAGCGCCGCGCTAATCAAAGCAGACGCAGCCGGTAATGCTGCAGACGCGAAAGTGTTCGCTGACGAAATTCGACGGCTGCGGGCTACTGCCGCGCCCGCCGCGCCCGCCGCGCCCGCAGGCCAGATTCCCGGCGCAGCGCCGGGCATGGTTGCGCCGCCTGCGCAGCCCAGCGAAGTGCCGATGGGCCGGCGCGCTATTCAGATGGTCCGCCCCACCGTTGAGGCGCTTGGCAGTGCTGGCGGTGCAGTGCTGGGTACGCCGCTCGGCCCCGCAGGCATCGTCGGCGGCGCGGGATTGGGGTATGGGCTGGCCAAGGGTGGGCTTGACATTGCCGAGCAGGCGCTTGGCTATCAGAAGGCCCCCACCAGCGCAAAAGAAGCGCTGACCCGCGGCGCGGGAGACGTACTGGTCGGCGGCGCGATGGAAGCGGGCGGGCGCGGCATCATCGCGCCGACATTGCAGAAGGCAGGAGAGTACGCCAGCAAAGTCGTCAACCTCAAGTCAGACACCTACCTTAAGGCGTTGGAAGGCAAAGGGCAAGACATTCTGGACTTGCTGCGCGGGCAGCGCGCTGCTGTGCCTGGCGCAGCGCCGGGGGCCGGCGAGGTAGCCGCGCCGGCAGGCAGCGCGCGCTTCTCCCTTTTGCAAGCCAAGGCGCAGAAAGTGCCGTCAATGGTGTCGGAGTTTGCCGGCGCAGAAGCCCAGACTGCTGCCGCGCAGGCCGCGCAGCAGGGCCGCGCGCAGGCCAAGTTTGACGCCGCAGCAGCCAAAGTGCAGTCCAAGATGAACTCCGCGCTTGCGCCTTTGCGTCCAGAAGACGCGGGCGCTGCGCTAGTGGCCGGCGCAGAAGCCAAGCGCGAAGCCATGAAGAAGGGCGTTATTGAGCCCGCGTACGCCGCAGCGTTCAAGGAGGCCGGTGACGCCAAGATCGACATGAGCAAGGTTATCGGCGAAGCCGAGTCGATTCTTGGCCGCAAGCTATCGGACTTTGACCCCAGCACCGCGCCAGAAACGGTGCGCAAGCTGTTGTCGCTGCAGCCCAAAGCGCCGCCCGCAAAGCCGTTGGGCGCAGGCGTGGTCAGCGGCAAGATCAAGCAGGCCGCGCCTGCTGCGCCCGCGCCCGAGGTCACGCTGCAGCAGTTGGACGACATCCGCAAAGCCGTCAACGTGGACATTGCTGCCGGGCGCACTTCAATGGACCCCGGCGCCGGGATGCGTTTGCGCAGCCTGAGCAAGATTCACAAAGCTATTGACGATGCGGTCGAATCATCCGCCACGCTGTCCGACACGGCGAAGGCTGCGTACGACGACGCGCTCAACCTGTACCGTACTGAGTACGTCCCGCGGTTCAAGACCGGCGTCAATGATCAGTTGTTCCGCGCCACGGCGCTAAACGAGCCAAAAATCAAGCCCGAAGACGTCATCACCAAATACTTCCAGCCGCGCGGTGTCAGTGAGGCGCGCAACTTCGTCACGATGTTCGGCGATGACCCGAAGGCGATGCAGACGGCGCGGGCAGGCATCGAAGACCTGTACCTGCGCGAGGTCAAAGTACCCACGCCCGAGGCGCATGCGGCGTTCTTGCAAAAGTACGCCGACCCCATCAAGGTGCTGGACGACGCGGGCATGAACGTGCTGCAGCGCATCAAAGTGGTGGGGCAGAACGCCGCGCGGTTGGACAAGATCAACGAACTGGCCAAGCAGACCAACGTCAAGCTGTCGCCCCCGCTGCCGCCTGGCGCCACGGCTGACGCCGTGGAGCGCCGGCTGCAGATGCTGACAAAGGGGTTGTCTCCGCAAGAACTGTCGCACGTCAACGCAGTGCAGCAAGACCTGATCCGCCGCGGCGAATATGACCGACTGGTCAAAGCCGGGTCTGATGCGGGGATCGACATCAAGCAGATTGGCACGGAAACTGGCCGTGAGTTGGGTCTGCCTTTGCCGGCGTTCTTGAGCGTACCTTTGACAGTGTTCAACAGCGTGACCAAACGTCTTATGCTCAGGCTTGACGATAAACTGGCCATGGAAATCGCGCGCGAAATGACCGACCCCGGATTAGCTGCCAAGGCTGTCAAGCAGGCGCTCGACTTGCAAGCCAAGCGGCAGGCCGGCGCAGCCACAGGCGCAGCAGCGCGCGAAACGCTTACGCGAGGTGCGATGATCGGTTCGGTCAACGCCCTCGCCCCCGAATCCCAAAACCAAAACGCCTTAGCACCATGAGCGACATCGACCCCGTGAAATTCGGTCTGCTGATCGGCCAGGTCAAGACGCTGGAAGACCAAGTGGCAGCGATGCAGAGTGACGTCAAGGAGTTGCTGGCCTTGGCCAACAAGGGCAAGGGCGGCTTCTGGATGGGCATGACCATCGCGTCCATGATGGGCGCTCTGGTGTCTTGGGTCGCTACTCACTGGCCTGGCAAATGAACTTCGACACCGCGTTCGCGCTACTGCTTGGCCACGAAGGCGACTTCAGCGACCACCCGGCTGACCCCGGCGGCAAGACCCGCTTTGGCGTCACCGAGGCGGTGGCCCGCGAGGTGGGCTACAAGGGCGACATGCGCGAGTTGCCGCTGGATCTGGCCAAACGGATCTATCTTGAGCGGTACTGGAAGCCGGTGCGTGCGGACGATCTGCCGCCAGGCATCCGCTACGCCACGTTCGACGCCGCGGTGAACTCGGGCCCGCGTCAAGCCACGCTGTGGCTACAACGGGCGCTGGGCGTGGAAGCTGACGGCATCATCGGCCCCAAGACGTTGACCGCGGCGTATGCGCAGGACATGAACGCGCTGCGGTTGCGGGTGCTGGCGCAGAGGCTGCGCTTCATGACTGGCCTGACCAACTGGCCGGCCTTCTCACGCGGCTGGGCACGCCGCATCGCTGACCTGATGGAAACCTGACGTGAATCCGCTGATCCTCGGCCCGATCCTTGAGATCGGCA